GAACGGATGCCCCGGCCAAGTCAATGATCCGCCAAGAGGAAGAAAAACTTTCGGTGGATTCGAAGGCCGAAGGCAGCGACTACGCGTTTGATAATGATCAATATCAATACGGGATCAAGGCGCTTCGTAACGTCGGATACGGGTACTGGCAGTACGCTGCACACGCGACGTTCTCTTGATGGGTTTCACCTTTTGCTTGTGAGATTTGACCTGGACCTGGGCATGGCCGTGCCCGGGCCGGGCTATGCTCACTTGTCACCTGTTACTTTTCAGGGGAGCTGCTATGGCGTTGTCAGAACAGGACCGGGAATATATCCGAGAGGTCGCGATCAATTCGGCGGGCGAAGTCAGCAAGCAAGTCATCGAGGATGTGCTCAAGTGGCACATTGATGCGTGTCCACATGGCAAGTCGATTATTGCTTCGAAGTGGGGCCTGGTTGGTTGGTGTCTTGGCTCGGGCGTTAGTGGTGGCGGCGTGGCTGCCGTGTTAATTAAATTATTTGCAGGGTAATCCGATGGCGGTAAAAAACTTCGATGAGATTCTTGTTGATAACGCTTCGATTATTTTGGATATCTTTGCAGAGGCAGTGGCGGGCGTTTATCAACCGGGCGTTTTGGATCGGGAAATCCAGGGGCATATCATGTTCGTTACGGATGATGGCACGGTTGCCCCGGTGGTCCGGCACCGCGGTCCGGTGATTAATCTTAAGGTGAAGAATAATTCGGTGACCGGGATATCGGCTGATGAATTTGAGCAGGGCCAGGTAGTCAGCATCCCGCCGCGTAAGGGCGCCGACGCCAGGGAGTTTAAAATGGCCAGGATCGTCAGTCAGGATGCGGGGTTCGTTGTTTATGAGGTGCATTGATGCTGGACATCAGAGTAAAAATTGATAAGCGAAGTTTTAAGGAGGCTGACCGTATTTTGCGGGCCATTCCAGGGGCGGTCCCGCGGGTTTTTCGCCGGGCGATTAAGCGAACGGTTGATAAAGCGGTCACAGATTTTAAGGAGAGGATTGCCAGGGTAGTCAATATGAAAAAAGGTGACATTGGCCGGGCTCTCAAAAAAAGATGGTCCTCAGACTATGGGTCCATTGCGGCGAAGTATGCTCGAACCGGATTACTGGAATATAAGGGGACCAGCCAGACCGCCCGCGGTGTTAGATATCGCATCATAAAAGGTGGGAAACGGGGGCTAATCGAACATGGTTTTATCGCCCGGATGCAAAGTGGTCACCGTGGCGTTTTCAAAAGAGAAAGGGAAACCAGATTGCCAATTCAAGAGAAACGGGGTCCGTCCATTTGGCAGGTCATCACCGGGACGGCCGGGCTGTTAAAAGCGGCCATCGACAAGGCAGGTAATCTGTTGGGAAAATTTATCAATGATCAGATCGGTGTGGAGCTCAGACGGTGGAGCAAATAGTCGAACAAATTTCTGATTGGATCGAGGAGGAGATTAACGGTCTGCAGGACCCGGATGCAACGTTGACGCTGCGAGTGGTCCGTCCGAAGATTGTAGATTGGCAAGTCAGTGATTTCAAACAAGGCGATGTGATCATGGAGTTCGGAAATGTCGAGCCGTATGACATAACGTCAACGTCACGCATGTGGCTGGGCGAATGGAAGCTCTACGGTATTATCACGACGTTGCCGGATGATACCGATGCGGATGATATGCTGGACCTCATGTCGGAGCTGATTCGAAGTAAGCTTTTAAGCGGAAATAGACATGGCCGGGCCTGCGGAGGGCTGGCCCTGAATATCAGTTGCCCCGATACCAGTTACGGCTCTATGGCGGGCGGCGTGGTGACCGAGATGACCGTTAATATAAGGTATTAAGAAAGTGTAAAAATATTCTTTTAGAAGGAGACTAAAAATGACCACCAACGCAAGAACAGCGCTTGGGACCGTGTTGACGTTCAATAACAATACCATCGGTGAAATACAGAGTCTCAGCGGTACCCGGACCCGACGAGTCATCGACATTTTGAGCTGCGATAGTACCGATAAAGCTATCGAAAAGATTGCCGGGGCTTTGAATGAAGGCGAAGTCACGTTTCATTGTATTTATGATCCCACCGGTGGAGGTGTATACAATGATTTAAATACGGACTACCTGGCTGGTACGAAAGGCACCGGTGCGGCCGGGTGCTTAATTACCTATCCCAGTGCCGGCAGCCATTTATGCGACGGTATTATCTCGTCGCTGAGTGTGCCCTCATTCAGCGAGGCCGATGGAGAAATCGCGATTGATGTCACCATCGCTTTGAGCGGCAAGGCAACTTTCACTGATCTTCCTTAAGGAGTCGAATCATGTTAAGACCAGGCGATACGATTGAGTACCTGGACGATGTGAGTAGTCCACCCAATCAAAAGGGAATCAGGGGCCAGACGAAAATCATCGACCGGGACATTCCGATGTGGACCGCAAGGTTTCTTTTACGCGCCGGCAAGATCAGGCCTTATGATCCGGCTTCGCCGCTGCAGCTCGAAGAGGAAGAAACTGAGAAGGGTCCGGATGGTCCGGCAGAGGTGCCCGGGCCGGCAAGCACTAAAGTAAAACCATAAAGGAGAACCAGTACCAATGGCCGAAAAGGAAAAAGTAACAGCAAGGCAGATCAAAGCCGCGATCATGGAATTAAAAGTTCCAAAAGAAAAACACCAGATCGCGGGAATTGATGTTTGGATTCATGGTCTGACCTCTTATCAACTGGAGGAATGGCGCCAGTTGAAAAACAATCCGGACCAAATCGATATCAATCTAACGACGGCCAAGCTCATTCAGCTGGCGGTGCGTGATGAGACCGGGGCCCCGGTGTTCCAGAAAAACGAGCTTGCCATAATCGCGGGCCGGCCGGCACTGAATATCGAGCCCCTGTCGAGGGTGATCTTGAAGCTCAGCGGGTTCGGTGTCGAGGCTGAAGCGGCCATACTAAAAAACTTACTGAAGACACTTGGAGACGCTGGCTCGTCAGAATCGCCCGAGAGTACAAGTGTTCAGTAAATGAATTTCTTGCCCGGCATACGGGCTGGGAAGTTATGGAGCTTTACGTTGCCGAGAAGTACTGGCCGACTGGAGAGCCGGCTGATTCGTTGCGGACTTTACTGCTGGGCTCGATGCAGTCAGCGGGCAGGGGCAATGCAGAGGCCGCAAGGAATGCTCAGAGAATATGGCGGTTGTTGTGCGGTGATGCCAATCCCGCCCTGGCAAACAAAAAAGGAATGAGCCCCGACGAAATAAAGCATTCGATGAAGGGGTTCATGTAATATTATTTTTGGGAGATTTTCTTATGGCAACAACGAATTTAACGGGACGAACAGGTGTGGTAATCAACTTGAAAAATGTCGAACTGCTTGCGACGAAACTGCAGGAAGTCTTGGATGAACTGAACATCAATACCAGCATCAAGTGGTCGTTTGGGACCGGGATCAAGCAGTGCAATGTCCTCATGCATGAAAAGCTCACTATTGCAGCCGCCGGGAATCAGACTTTGAACCTGTTTGATACCGGTGGTTCGGCCCTGCAGGATGCATTCGGCAATGACTTGACCATGGCGGCCATCAAGTTCTTATATATCAAGAACAATTCGGAAGATCTGTATATTCAGATATTTGGCGGCGGGTCCGATGATTTGCTTATCATGCTGGGCACTACCGATGCTCTGAAGATACCAGCTGAAGGATTTTTCCTTTGGGCAGATCCGTCTGCAGCCGGGATCGTGACTTCGGTTAACAAGAACCTGAAGTTTGTAGTGGGTGCCGGCAGCGGTAATGCAATCATCGACGTGGTGGCCATGGGGCTCGATTAGCCTGGCGTGCGTAGAAAGGTGCGGCATCGAGAAACTATCGCCCCTGTGGGCGGACAGCGGCTTTCCCGGGCTCGTCAGGGCCTGGTTCGTCTTTTTTGATCATCAGGTGAGAAATGGCTAAGGATTTGAAACGTAGGATCGTGGCGGAGTTCTCCGCGAAGAACAGGGCCAAGGGGGTCATGGCCGGTTTTCGCCGGGACATGGACACCACCGGCCGGGCCTTGAGGCGTATGGCCATGGGTGCCCTGGCCGTGGCCGGCATCGGCGGTCTGGGTTATATGCTCAAGAAGACCATGGAATCCATTGACGCGGTTGCCAAAATGTCAGACGAGCTGCAGATTTCGACTGAGGCACTTACGGGTTTAGAACATGCCGCCAAGATCAGCGGGACCAGCATTGAAAGTCTGCATAAGGCTATGGGGATTTTTGTCCGGCGTATGGGCGAAGCCAAGTTCGGTGTGGGTGAAGGTGTCCGGGGTCTTAAGATGCTGGGCCTGGAGGCTGACCAGATTATAAAGATGGGCACCGAGAAATCGTTCATGTTAATTGCCCAGCGAATCTCCGAGGCGGGCTCGGCAGCTGAGCAGGCGGGTATCGCGTATAATTTCTTTGGTCGGCAAGGCACGCAGCTGCTCAATATGTTCCAGCAGGGCCGGGAGGGAATCGAGGCCATGCGAGAGGAAGCTGAGCGGCTGGGACTTACATTTTCCCGCTTCGATGCTGGACAGGTAGAGGCGGCCAATGATGCCCTGACCAGGGCCCGGGCCATCTTGACCGGATTATTCCGGTCGGCCACTATTGAGCTTGCACCGTATATCGAAGTTCTTGCAGATAAATTTGTGGATGTCTCAACTGCAGGCGAAGGTCTGGGGGAAAATGTGACCAATGTCTTTGAAACAATGAGCCTGGGAGCTATTCGTTTTGGAGGTTTAATTCAGACTATACCTGCTTATTGGAAAGGAATTGAAGCGGGTGCCCGGGACACTTTAGCTGCAATTTATGATATAGCAGCTGCAGCAACGAATCTGGATGTACTTTTC